GAAGATTATTTTTTAACCAAAGACACAGAGATTCTATCTGTGGTAGAAGATTAATATTATGAGTACAACAACAAACATAAGCGGTACGGAACTTAAAGAAAAGTTATTGGCCGGTATCAACAAATTAAACCAATCAGTGTCTTCAACTTTAGGACCTGGTGGTAGAACTGTTTTGATAAAAGAACAAAGCGGTGAAGTAAAAGTTACTAAGGACGGTGTTACTGTCGCTAAAGCTTTCCACAAATTGGAAGACGACGTAGAAGACTTAGGAGCTCAGTTAGTAAAGCAAGTAAGTATCAAATCAGCTAACGAGGCTGGAGACGGTACGACTACTTCTACTTTATTGGCCACTGAAATCGTAAGAGAAGGATTGAAAGTAATTCGTCAAGGTTCTAACGCGGTAGAAATTAAAAATGCTATCGACAAAACGGTAAAAGAAGTAGTTAACAACATTAAGAAGTTGGCGATCGAAGTCGGATCTGAAGAGCAAATAAAACAAGTTGCAACGATCTCAGGTAACAACGATCCAGAAGTTGGTAACTTAATCGCTACTGCAATCGGAAAAGTTGGTCGCGAAGGTGTTGTAACCATCGAAGAGTCTAAGACAGGTGAAACTAGCTTAGAGATTGTAGAAGGTATGCAATTCGATAGAGGTTACAAATCTCCTTACTTCGTTACTAACAATACAACGATGCAAGCTGGATTGGAAAATCCTTTAGTGTTATTGTACGACGGTAGAATTTCTTCTGCGCAAGAGTTGTTACAAGCATTAACAAAAGCAAACGCAGAGAACAGAGCTTTATTGATCATTTCAGAAGATATCGGAGACGAAGCATTGGCTACATTGATCGTAAACAAAATGAGAGGTATAGTACAAGTGTGTGCGGTTAAAGCTCCTGATTTTGGCGAAAGAAAAACGTTGATCTTGGAAGACATCGCTATCTTAACCGGTGGTCAAGTTATTTCAAAAGACAAAGGACACAAATTGGACAAGTTAACTCCTCAACAATTAAGCGAATTCCTTGGTACTGCTCGTTTAGCGACTATATCTAAAGAAGAAACTACAATTGTGGACGGTAAAGGCGACGAAGCTAAAATCGAAGCAAGAGCAGAAGAGATCAAAGAGCAAATCGAAAAGGCTACTTCATTCTACGAGAAAGAGAAGTTACAAGAGAGATTGGGTAAATTGGTCGGCGGTGTTGCTATTATCAATGTTGGAGGAAATTCCGATATCGAGATCAAAGAAAAGAAAGATAGAGTAGAGGACGCGTTGTACGCAACCAAAGCTGCGTTAGCGGACGGTATCGTACCAGGCGGTGGATCTGCTTTATTCCAAGCTTCTTTAGAGCAATACGCAGAAGAATCAACTAACGATGCAATCGGTCGATCTATCGTTCAAAAAGCCATTCAAGCTCCGTTCAAGAAAATTTTGGACAATGCAGGAATCGAAGACTGGTACACATTCGTTCCTAAGGACGGTCAAATATACGACGCCAAGAATCACGTTATGGTAAACGCTATCGAGGCAGGTATCATCGATCCAGCGAAGGTAGTTATCACCGCACTTAAAAACGCATCTTCTGTAGCCGGTACAATTTTAACTACCGAGTCGGTTGTATTCGAGAAAAAAGGCGCTGACGAGAAAGATGAAATGAACCCTTTAGCGGGAATGATGTAATTTAGATATAAATAAAATGTTATGAAAATAGGATTAATATCAATCATGGGAAATGTCGGTTCAACTCTTAACTCACAGGGAGGAGGGTACGGCATAATCCAAACAAGAATGTTGAAAGATAACCATCCTGACGATACAGTAGACGTAAACCCCGATCCTAGTGATTGGGGTTCTTACGATATGTTGTACGTTTGCGAAGGAGTTAATTTCGTTGAAGGATCGTTTAATGTTCCTGGCGGTCCACAGCCAATTCACACAGAGAAGATGAAAGCGATCGCAGAGTTCAAAGGCGAGATAAGATATTCTAATACGTCTTTCGACTTCAACAAGTTCAATCAAAGATTAAAGATCGAAGGAGTAACGTATCCAGAAGTCGGTGAATTGCCTTGGTACAACACTTTTATGGCTCATGGTCTAGTAAATAGAAAATCGGTTATCGGAGATTCCCATGCTTTATCAGTATGGAGACCAGGATATTCTTTGGAGTTTACTGCCGGTAGAACTTTGCACGGATTCTTAAAAAGAAATTCTGCTGAAATTGGTTCTCTCAACGAATTGTTCGACGAGACTACTTTGTACTTCGGTAATATTGACTTAAGATTTCACTTAATGAGACAAGAAGATCCAAAGCAAGCGACTATAGATCTATTCACAAAGTACGTAGAGTTCGCTAAACAATTGAACGATTGTACTTTAGTAGAGTTGTTACCAGTAGAACACGAATCAAGAAAAATTCCTGGCACCGGTTTGTACAAGAAACAACCTTTCTTCGGTACTCGAGTACAAAGAATGAAATTAAGACAGATCGCAAACAACATCATCAACGAATCGGGCTTGAAAGTAATTAAATGGCCATCGGAGTGGATAGACGAAGACGGAACCAAGATGCTAGACATTTTAGAGATGAAGCAATCCGTACACTTACGCCCAAAACACTATGCATACTTAAACGAAATACTAAATGTTTCTAAATAAAACAACAGATCAATCCAACTTGGACATGTCCAACGGTAGAGATTTAAACTACTACTTGAACATGACAAAGGATTACAAGCACGATTTTACGTTCAAAGTAAAACAGTACGATGGATTCAACGTAGTCGACGATGGAGAATTCCAATTCGGTACCAAAGCAAAGATGGGAGATTTCATGATCTCTCAAGTAAAAGAGGACGCAATGGTTTACGTAGCGCCAAGAACAGGTTACGCGCCTTATTCGCTTTGTCACTTGGCAAAGAAGTACAACAAAAAATTGTATTTAGTTATGCCAGCTTCCAAAGAGGCTTCAGAGCACCAACTAACCGCAATAGAAAACGGTGGAATTCCCTTGTTCGTAAAGATTCCGGCGATGCCTACCGCAAACATTTGGGCAAAGCAGTTCGCAGAAAGAATCGGTGCAAAGTATTTACCTTTCGGTTTAAAACACGAGATGGTGGTTGCCGGTGGAGTTAGAATATTCCACGATAATTTTAAAGACACCGATATCGAAACAATGTGGACAGTATTTTCTACTGGAGTTTTATCTCGTACTTTACAGATAGCTTTACCGAACACGAAATTTAACGCGGTTGCCGTAGCAAGAAACGTACAGGACGGAGAACTCGGTAGAGCTAAATTCTACACTCACGATAGACCGTTCTTAAAAGCTTCAAGGGTGCAGACTCCTTTCGATTCTATACAAACATACGATGCCAAAGGTTGGGAGCTCCTAAAGAGCCATGGACAGCAGGGGGATTGGTTCTGGAACGTGGCCGGTAATATGCCCAAACCAACGATTAAACCCAAGGACATCGATTCAAGTCGCGAGTGGGGAGATTTTAGAGACTTCAAGGCCTACTACAAAGATTAATTTTACCGGGATCCCATTATTTTTTATATTTATTCCATGAAAACAGAATCAGACTACATGAGTCCATTAAAGCTAGTAATTCTACTGGAAGAAATAATGTCCGAAGTTGGAGATCTCGATAAGATGCTTTCTTACCCAGTAAAAAAGATCAACGACTTGCAGTACTCTTTTGACATAAACCAAGACCTAAGCGCAGTTGTCAAATTTAGCACAGGAGATATCGATCAGAATTTATTGAACGGCCTTAAAATTCCTGGCAACCCATCTGCAAATAATACCTACAACGTTGGATACATAATTAACGGTACGGACACCCAAGCAAAAAAGCTGGACTATTCTACCCTAATAAAAGTGCTAAAGACAGTATCCGAAATAACGATACAGTTCGTTAAATCGCACAAACAAGTTGAAGCTCTTTTATTTTTGGCCATGTCAAAAACCGGGCAACCCATTAACGGCTCTTATTCCGACCCACAAAAGCACAATCTTTATAAGGCCATTCTTATAAAAAACCTAAACAAATTGGGTCAAGATTGGAATTACGGTCAGTTTAAATTATTGAACATACCTACGTTGGTACTATTTAAAAAGCACAAATAAAAGTCATGAATATATTACTCAAAGCAAACGAAATCGTATTCGAAAGAAACGAAGAAAAGGAGCGTCAGTACGGTCCATTTCAAGAAGGCATGCAAGAAGCTGCCAAGATTGCGTCTTTATTATCAAGAAAGGACATCACAGCGATAGACATGTACAACTGTATGATCGCCCTAAAGTTATCGAGACAATCTTACAACCATAAGGAAGACAATCTATTGGATTGTGTAGCCTATATGGCATCATTAAACGAATATCAAAACAATGTACAGAATGAACATTCAGAAAGTAAGAAACGTAAAAACACCAAGTAGAGGCACGAGCCAATCAGCAGGTTTGGACTTCTACGTACCAGAGGATTACGCAGGAGTTGTGTTGAAACCAAACGAGTCGGTATTAATCCCATCGGGCATCAAGGCTCACGTACCCTCGGGTTACGCTTTAATCGCGTTCAACAAATCTGGAGTCGCGGTCAAGCAGGGACTTTCGGTTGGAGCCTGCGTAGTGGACGAAGATTACGAAGGAGAAATTCACTTACACTTAATCAACACGTCTAACGGTGCAACAGAGATTAAACCGGGCCAAAAATTAACCCAATTCGTTTTAGTTCCAGTAAGTTACATGGACGTACACGTATTACCAGAATTGCCGCAAAGAAACACAGAGCGAGGAGCCGGTGGATTCGGATCAACAGGTATATAATGAACAAACAACAGAAGTTAGATAAAACATTTATCAATATTGCAAAAGAAATAGGAACTTTATCATACTGCACTAGATCAAAAGTCGGTGCAGTATTGGTGAAGGACGGTAATGTTATATCTTTTGGGTACAATGGCACCCCAGCTGGAATGGATAATACTTGTGAAGATAAGAAATATATGGATTCTGATACCGGAGGTTGGTTAGATCAAGATACCATAGATGAATTTTGGCCATTTGAAGATGATCTAGGAAAATATAAATTAATCACCAAACACGAAGTATTGCACGCAGAGTCCAATGCCATATTAAAAGCAGCAAAGTCGGGAAATTCGGTGGACGGTAGCACCCTATACTTAAGTTTATCCCCGTGCAAGGATTGTTGTAAATTGATTATCCAATCGGGAATCAAACGCGTAGTTTACCTAGAAGATTACAGAGATTTGAGCCCGGTAGAATTTTTATCACAGTTCGTAAAAGTAGAAAAGTATGAGATATAAAGACGCAACCCATGCATTCGAAGTATTGTTCCAAGACATTATGAATTTAGGCGAAGATTTCGCTGGCACTAAAGCAGTATTCAACGAAGTATTCACGTTAGTAGAAGTAGGTAACAAAATTGTTACCACACCTCAACGCAAGTTCAACACAGAGTACGCAGAGTACGAGTGGACTTGGTACCTTAAAGGAGATAGAGACGCTACTGAAATAGCAGAACGCGCCAAGATATGGAAAAACATGATGGTTCCTGGTACTACTGAAGTGAACTCCAACTACGGTTATTTTTGGAACAAGAACGATCAATTACAAAGGGCCATCACAGAACTAAAAAGCAATCCTCAAACTAGAAGAGCGATAGTTGTCCACTACGATATCAACGAATTGGACCGTTACGCTTACGATACTCCGTGTAACGACGTACTTAACTTCTACATAAAAGACGATAAGCTGCACTTGAGCGTATTCGCAAGATCCATCGACTTAGTTTATGGTTTCTGTAACGATCAGTACACGTTTGCCAAACTCATGGAAATGGTGGCCTTTCAACTAGATTTACCGGTAGGCGAAATGCACTGGATGATCACCAACTTACACGTGTACCCAAGACATTACGATATGCTAGAGAAATAAATTTCTCCCGTCTACCTGTATTGAGTACATTTACCTAAATAAAAGTTATGATCGCAACCAAACTATCACGCGAATTTTTACAAGACCAACTGTCCAACTTAACGCCCAAACGATACAATCAATTTGTTTGGTGGAGACGTTACGAAGTTAGGCAGACGTTGCCCGATAAAGCTCCTCTGTATGACAAGATAATCAACGGAGATTACGAACACTCGGACTATTACTATCAAGCGCAGATGGAAAACTATCTATTGGCCGACAAGATCAACGGCATTAGATTCTACGAAGATCAGCTAGAACACAGAAGTCTATTCGGTGCTAGATGGAAGCG